GGCCTAAGGGAACGGTGTGGGTACCTTAGGCCTGTCCTCTGCCGGGACAGATAGGGGGGGATATAACAAAAGCCACCAATATGCAAGATTTGCTTACACATTAATGGCTCATCGGCTCACGAAACATTTTATTTTTCCCATTGGATTTCCCCGCTCCACTGACAGCGCGTACCGTCCCGTTTCTTTTGTCGGCATACTACATATACGCCGCATGCACCAATCCTTACCGGATGGATTTTCTTTCCGCACATCGGACAGCAAAACCAATATTGTCCATTAATCTCTCTTATCATCTGGTATCTTTGTCCTCCTCATCAATGCAATACCATCCGCTGTCAGTTTGTCTGTATTACGATCATGCAGGGTATTGTGCATAGAGCGGCTCAGGCTGATTAAATTCCACAGGCAGTAAGCATATTCTGGATACTCATCCACTGGATAAATGTGATGCACCAACTCTGCCGGTACACCTTTTCCATAGCGCTTGGACAACTGGCACATATACCCATCTCGCCTCATAACAATGGTCGAAAGATGTTTCCATTTCTTTGATTTGTAGTCAAAATTTTTCAACTTTTTTCAGAAATCCCCTTGACAAATATAGTGCACTATGCTATACTTTAATCATGGAAAGGAGGTGAGGACATTGAGCAAGAAAAAAAGCGGTAACAAGAAAGTCAGCCCTGAAAGCAAACTCAATCTTGTTACCGCAATCCTCAATCTTGTGATTGCCATCATACTTCTGTATGAGAAACTCACAAGTTAGAGAGGCGAGGGGAGCAATCCCCTCCCTCTTACAGGATAACAGATTGTTTGCTCAGTGTCAAATCAGAATGTTGATCTATGTCTTGTGTACCATCAGCATTATACTGTCTATCTGTTCCATCATCATCTCCCTGAAGAATAGGAAGTGATGGAATGGAAACAAAGGATAAGTACACCACGCAGAAGAAGTATCTGTCCACCCAAAAGCAGCTGCGGGTCTGGCTTGACCCGGACAAGTATGAGGCGCTGAAGGAGAAGGCCCTGAGAAATGGGACGTCAATCTACGCCCTTGTCAATGGTTGGGTGGATCAATACCTTCTGGAGGAGCCGGAGGAGTAATCCTCCGGTTTTCTCGTTCCCGCCCCCAGTCTCCTGCAACTGCTGGGCGGCATATGTGCGCTTTCCCGCTTAATTGTCACACCCCGGTCTTGGTGGCGACATCATGATTAGCCACTCGCAGGGTAGTTTTCAGCCGTGCGGCGTATATTTCGCCGTTACTTCCGCCACGGACGCGGGCGGGAGGAGGATGAATCACTGTCGTGCCTTGCACATCCGCCGATAAGGGACGAGGGCAGAAGGGAGTTTGCTCCCGTCCACCCTCATTGTCGCATGTATTGCAATAACGATTCCTCAAAAAAGAGGAATTTTTAAATTTTTTTGTGAGACGATAAAGGTTTAACCACACATGGGTAATCTGTACGGCCCAAAAGGTAATCTGTTGATACTTCAAAATAGTCGGCTATCGCTTCTATTGCATCCTGACCCGGCTTGATTTCTCCAAGCTCATACCGCCTAATTTGATCGGATGATATCCCACACAGATCCGAAAGCTTGTAGCGGCTCAATCGATTCCTCTCTCTCAACCTCCTGAGCCTCTCCGGGAACTCGTTCAAGGGCTATCCCTCCTCATGCTGTCCACCCTCCCCGTCGTGGATGTTGCCGATGATCTCGTCCAGCTTGACGGATTCGCCGGGACGGAGGGAGGGGAACAAGTCTTTATCAATGTCCGTTATCCATCCACATGTATTGTTACTCAATCCGATTACTCCGCTATCCTTAATCCTTTCTACATACTCCGCTTTAGGGTAAAACATTTGAATTGCCCTAAAAAGTTCCACCTCCTGCTCCGTCCAGCGGGGCTTTTCGGACAAGTCCCATTCATCTACTGCGTTCCCACAAATCTTATTGAGTGGACACTGTTCGCAGGTAAGTCCTCTATATGTAAGTTTGCTGCATTCTCCCATGCACTCTCCCAGCGTCCAGTCCTTCAACGGCTTGTCCATGTTGGCCTCCTCCAACTGTCCGGAATTTCCGGACGGTTCCTCTTGCATCAAACTTGCATCTGACTTGCTTGCACTTGCATCATCCTCCACCACGTCATAGCTCATCAGACGGGCGGCGTGGACGGGATCGGCAGCTGGCATTGTCTTCACGTCACACATCACGTACTCACAGCGGCCCTTGTACTCGCAGTCGGCGCAGTATAGTTCTTCTACGTCAACCAGTTTCATTCCTTAGCCTCCTTCCTCTGTCCGTAGGAGCAGAAGTCGTCAGGATTTGGAACCGTCCATTTGTGCCCATGCTTTAAGCAGAGAACACCATCCTGTAGCCCGACGTCCACTTCATAAAATTTGCACTCCCGGCATCTGACCACAGGCACGGCGTCGATGGTGGGGGCATCGTTTATGATATTAAACAGCCGGTTCCATCCTTCAGCATATCCATCTTCTGTAAACAAAAACGGGCTGCACCGGCCAACTCCAAGGGCTTTTCTATCAATCAGTTCCATGCTCGTCCTCCTTGTCCATGCGAGCGCCACAATTAGGGCATCTTCTCAGTGTAGGCTCGCAGTAATCATCATCAAGGCAAACATATCTACCCGTTTTTTCCGTCAAGTATTCCCCTAATTCGATTCCGCAGTTAGAGCAATACCACCCGCAACTAATCAGGTCACAACTATGCGTTTCGGGATGGGTTTCCCATTCTTCTTTCCATTCCCATCTCCCGTGCCGAACCTCCGCAACCTCGGCGGCGGGGATGGCAGCTTCTATCAAAGAGTAGTCGCCGTACCAATCAGAGTTTTCATGCAGATCATTGACAATATCAGCAACAAAGTCACTCAGCCGTTCCATGTCAGCCCTCCTTCGTGCCGTGCCATGAATTGCAGAAGTGGTCGCACCCTTCGCAGTCATCTGAATCAATATATCTTGGATGCTCTTGCAGTGATGGGCAGATGCACGGCTCCAAATCCGGGTTTCCATTCTCGCAAAACTGCTTTCTCAGAAAACCTTCACTATCAATGTACTCACAGAGCCCATCAAACTCCCGCTTCACTTGCTCCAGCTCGGCCCGCAGCTTCTCGTTTTCGGACTGGAGCGTGGATAGGGCGGTGGCGGCATCTCGCAGTGTTTTCTTTGCTTGACAGCCAAAGTTGGTTCGGTCACATTCTTCTGCCCACCATTTCATCTGCTCAATCAGCTTCTCAATGTCCATCACTTATACCCACCCCCCTCAAACTCCCGATAAATGTACGGCTCTACCTTTCCGCACTTCTGGCACACCTTGTATAGCTGCTCCCCGCTGATGCTTGCGAACTTTTCTTTCTTCTTGCAGATTTCCCAATCGTGCTTACAAAAGAGTTCTTTCATCCACTGAACCATCAGGTGTCCTCCTCTGCTGGCTGCTGGAGCCATTTCATCCGACACTCAAAGCAGTTGACGGAGCCATATTCGTTCTGCGGTTGCTCATCACACTTCGAGCCTTGGCAACCATCCAACAGCAACTTTGCCAACTCCTCATCGCTCATGGCTCGGATGCGGTCAGCGTTGGTCACAATCTTGTGATAGATATAACATTCAGCCATTTTTATCCTCCTCTCCCTCCGGCGGGCGGCGGTAGGCGATCCACTGTTCCCCGTAGCCCTCGAACTTCCATGACCAATATTCCACCCCCGGCACAAGCGCACAAGAGTAATCGTCGCTATCTCCAATACTGATAACGCACCATTTTCCGAGCTCTGAATACTCGTTTGCAGGGACGACATACACCGGCTCCCCGTCCATCTCCCGCAGCTGCTTGATGGTCAGCGGCTCGTTCGGCGGGGTGAGGGTGGCTTTCAGCTCCCTCAATTCTTCGAACGCTGAATCAAAATCACTTTCGAATCCGTCCAATCCAGAAGGTAAATCTGTTATAAAATCAAACATTTCGTCAAATGCGTTTTCCAAGTTTTCAATCGCCCTTGCCATCTTTCAGCGCCTCTCTTCCGACTTATGAAAAACCAATTTCAGCAGGCACAGGATCAACCATATCCCAGTGGCAACGGGCAAAGAAAACCCGATGGAAAAGCACATTGTAATCAGCTTGATAATGCCGACTATAACGGCCCAGCTTATTGCGTAACCAACAATTAAGGCAATGATAATAACTAATCCTTTACGCATCGTTCAGCACCCCCAATTTCTCCATCACCATCTCCACGGCCTCGTCCGTCATGGGAGCGCCGCACCATGCGCAGAAAGGTGTTTCTACATCAGGGGTTCTCCCGCATTTTGTACAGCGGCACTGTATATTTCCAGCTCCCAAAGGCGGCAAATAGTGTTTCCACTCACCCCTCCACACCTTCTCCACATCCTCCCGGCTGATTTTCTCCATATATCTACAAATCCTCCATTCTGTGTGGTATTATTTAACTGCGTGGAAAGTGAGGTGATTTCATGGTCATGCCTCCAGTTTCCTCAACGGACTTAGCCAGTATCGGATATGAAAATGGGACTCTCTACATCTCATTTCATAAGGGTGGCACCTACGCCTATTTCGGTGTTCCGCAGTCTGTATATGCTGGGCTCATGTCCGCAGGGTCCCACGGAAAATACTTCCACGCATTTATCAAGGGTAGGTATGGATATTCCAAGGTCTAATCTATAACTACCAGCACCACCGCAGGGCCGTTTACTGAGACCGTCACATCTTGGTACGGCTCTGCGATGTGTGTTTCTACGCCCTCACGCTTTCTTAGCTCGTCTACCAGATCGCAAGTCTTAAATTCAGATAACTGCTCCCGGCTGACGGGGCGGAGGGCGGTGATAGCCATCCTATGCGCCTCTTGGCATTTCTCCGTGTAACAGTCGTTGTCTATGTATTGGCTCAAAAACTTAATCGCTTCTTCCCACGTCATGGCTGGGCCTCCTCTTCGTAGCAATCTTTGATGTGTCTGTTTCTCCGGCAGCAAGCGCACTTTTGCGGCCTACGCCTATTCTTCCATCTGCATCCACTGCACTTCCCAATTTCGACTGTCTCAAAAATGCACAGATTATATATATCGTGCTGCAAAATCTGCTGCAAATTGAGCAATGCGTTGTCCATATATGGGGAATTGTTTATCTGCGTCCCGCGCCTACAATCCGAAAGAAACTGAATGATATGGTCAAGGTTGACATATTTGCTCATTTCATCCCCTCCAGCATCTCCATCTCCTCCGCGATGCAGCTTACTGTCCAGCGTTTTCCAACATTGTGGGCGCGCACAGGGACAAGCCCGCACATTGGACACGGTGCCAGCACCCCCGCCTCCGTCAGCCGCTTCGCCGCCTCGCGGTCGCCCATGATGGCTCGCTTCTCGTCTGTCATCCTCATATGCTCTGCTCCTTTGGATTTTTCAGCTCCGCAATGGTGCGAAAGACCTTTTCCCGGAATTCCTCGGACAGCTCCCTGCTCAGCCGCGCATACCACGCGGCCTGCTTGATGTGCAGCGCCTCGTACACCTGCTTTTGCGTCAGCCCGGCGGTGCGGATGGCCTCCCGGATATCCTCGTTGTAAACCTCTGCCGCGCCTTTTCCACGCCGTAGAATCGGGCAGGTGCTCTTTCCGTCGCAGGCCGCCCGTGGGCGGGGACAGTGGAGGCAGATGCTCATCTCCTGTTCCTCCCGCCGGCTGATCTGACGTCCGACGCGGCTGCCCGGCGGCGCATCCGTCTCCGCCCACGGCAAAACGGCGCGGATAGATAGATACTCCGTGTTCATTGTTCCGCCTCCCACGCCCGGTATAGATCAAACCAATCGTCGGCCAGCATGGAGACGATCCAAGGCTCGTGGTTTCTTCGGTGGGCCACGATGGGCTTTTCGCCGGGCTTTGCGTCGCGGATGGCCTGCTCCATGGCGTTGGAGAGGCAGAGCCGCTCCACCCGCTTGACCTCCTGATGGACGCCCCTGAGCCCCACCACATCGGCGGCCTCTCCGGTGTTCCCGCAGTATTGGGCGGTGCGGCGGCAGTCGTAGCCGTGCTCACGGCAGACCGCCCTCCACTCCAGCTCCCCGCGCTTGCCTTTCTGTTTGCTGTTCATATATCCTCCCTGTAGCCGGATTGCTCCAGCAGTGTGTAGTAGTCTTGGATGCTGCCGCCCAAACCGCCTGCATGGTAAAGCTACTCCTGCAGCGCCATCCTCTCCGCCATGGAGCTCACCAACGCCTTGACGTCGCTGGGCAGCGCCCTGTCGCTCTCCTGCCGCTTCTGCTCGGCCGCGTAGGAGCGCTGGAAGTTGGACGCTACCACGCTGTGGACCGTCTCACTGTCCATCTGTGACCAGTCCTTGAGCTGGTTTGGCGAGCCCACAAGCCGCTGGAGCTCTGGCGGCAGCTTGGCATACTCCTCCCGGCTCTCATAGCCGCTGTTGCGGATCGCTTTTGCCACCAAGTTCCACGCCTCCTGTGCCGTGAGGCCCGGCTTTGCTGTAATTTGCCGCAGCTTGGCCTTCACCGCGCCGATGTGGGGCGGGTATCCCCTTTCGTCCGTGGCGATCAGGGCCTTCACCGCGGCAGCCACCATGACCACATCATCCTCCGCAAACATCTCTGCCCACAGCGCCATAGTCTTGGCCGGGTCCGGTGCGTCCGCTCCCGCGTAGAATTGCGGATACGCCGTGGAGAGAATGTCCATAATGATCCCTGTTTGTCTCCGTGTCATAAGCCCTCCTTGTCCAGCTCCTCCGCAAGCTCCGCCCAAGATTTCCGCCGCCGCGGCCCCTGTGCAGGGGACAGCTCATCCTCCCAGCGGCCCTGCTGCAGCCATGTGGCGGGGTTGGGGATATACTGTCCGCCATCCTTCTGCCACTGGGCAGACCCCCTCTGCCGCTCTATTGCCGCCAACAGTGTGTCAAGGTCTGTCCTCGCCTTGGCAAAGGCCCTTCTTGCCGCCTCCTTTCCCACCTTTCGCGGATATGCCGCCCAAAATGCGTCAAATCCGCCAGGGGGATATAGGGGGGGATCACTCCTCCCTCCGTTAGGAGGGGGAGTATCCCTATCGGTTTTGGTATTGGTTTTGGTTTCCTTCCTTTTGCTTCCGTTTGCCTGCATTTGCTTGCATTTGGAAGCATTTGCTTGTCCGCCGATTCTGCCGGATTCCGACCGTTTCTTAGCAATCTCCGCATAGTGGTCGCGATATTTGTCCATCTGCATTTGGCAGCGCCTGCGATAAAACCGCTCGTTGCCGCGCAGTTCCAGCGATTCCCCGGTGATGCTGTAGGTTTGGCACCATCTGATGAGCCGCCCGTACTCCGCGTCTGAGAGTTCCCCCATCTCCTCCAAAAATTCGTTTGGGATGGGTGTATAGTTCATCGGCATATGCTCACCGCCTTAAAACGGCAGTTCCCCGTCGGTCTCATCCAGCTCGGAAAAGCCGGACGGGGAGCCGTTCCTTCGTCCATAGCCGCTGCCCACCGCGGCGGACCGGGAGTTGTCGGCGTCACAGACGGCGCCTCCCTCCCGCCTGCTGTCCATGGGGTACACGCTGTCAGCCTGTACCTCCGCGATTCTCCGGCTGTTTCCGTCCCTGTCCGTCCAGTCCCGGAACTGCAGCCGCCCGGAAACGGCAGCCATACGGCCTTTTCCCAAGTAGGCGCAGACAAATTCCGCAGTCTGCCGCCATGCCACAATGTCGATGAAGTCCGTCTTGCGCTCCCCGTTCTCCTTGAAGTCCCGCTCCACAGCAAGAGTAAAGGAGGTAACACTGACGCCGCCGGCTGTTTTGCGCAGCTCCGGGTCCTTGGTTATACGCCCCTGCAGGGCCACTATGTTCAGCATAGCGCTCCCTCCTTCTTAGTGAAGGCCCGCAGCTCCTCCGGGCTGAAATAGGTTCGTGCGCCGATGGTAATTTTTCTGAGCCGCCCGTCCCTTGCCAGCTGATCCAGCGTATCCACGCTGATGCTCAGGGCTTGAGCCGCCTCACTCCTTGTGACCAACAGCTGTTCCATAGTCTCCTCCTTTGTGATAGATCATGTCCTCCCGGTTCCAGTTCGGGTAAAAACCTTTTAGATACGCCACAAAATAGCAATACAGGCTTTCCCGTGTGGTGCCGCGTCCAAATTTCTCAAGATTGCCCCCCTCGTCGTAGGCCCGGTGACACGCCGGGCACAATGTGACGATGTTCTCCTCGATCCCTTTCCCAAGCTGGCTCCTTCGGACTACATGGGCGACTGGATCGCCGTAGGGAGACCCGCACAGGACGCACCTTCCGTTGTCCCTTCTGTATACTGCAAGCTTCACTGCCTTTGATATACTGGTTGCTTTAGTCTGCCGGTGCATGGCCCCACTCCTCCTTCATCCGCGCCAGCTCCAGTGGCGTCAATGTCTCAATATCCTGCTGCCTGCACTCCTGTACGATCAGGTCAATCAAACGTGACATCTGCGCGGTGTCATAAGTACTGGAGCCATAGTAGGCGCAGATATTGGTATACCCCGGCAGCTTGCTTGGGCCTAAATGATCCGTCACCCAGCCCAGCTTGCCGTCTCCCCAGTTTTTGCAGAAGGTATCCACCGCTTCGTTTCGGATGGGGAAGGTCTCGCAGTTGCCCCCGATCTCCTTTACAAGGCTGCGGTAGATTTCCTCTTTTGGAATTCTGGTGGCGGCAGCTAACTTTCCGCACAGCTCCCAAAAATAGGCGTTGGCGTCGTTGCTCCGTTTCTTTCGGAACTTAGACAGCTTTGCGGTGTAGAGCCCCTTCGCTTTCATCACAAAGCCTCTGGCAGCCGTTACATCCCGCACCCGCAGACACAGCCAAACGCCGTCCTGATCCGAGGTAATCCTCTGGCCGTCAAACTGCAGTTCCATTCTTCATCGCCTTATTCATGCAGGTAATGCAAAGGGACTTTCCATACCTGCGTTTGGTGTAGTCAGCAATATCACTCGCTTTCCAAAGCTCACCCGCCATATTTTTGGTATCCTTAATGACTTTGCCGCAGTTCTCGCATTTTGTTTGTGTGATTTCCTTTGTCTCAGATTCCTGCTGCGCGTCCAATTCTGCACTGCTGATTTTGTCCGGGTCCTCGCCGGTGGGCAGGGCAAAGGTTCTCAGCCACATATACTTAAAGGCATAAGTCATGGCCTTGCCGGAGCCTTTGTCCTGTGTGTCGGCTCCGTCGCCGCAGGAGGAAATCTCAATGTATTCCTCTGGGTTGTCCACATTGACCATGCGGTACACTACATCCACATGAGTGATGTTTCCTGTCCTGTTGGCTGCTTGAGAAATGGGATATACCACAAGCCCATATTTCAGCAGCTCAGAACGCATAATAGACGTTACCTTTTCTTCTGAAAGGGCTTTGTATTTGGTAGAACCAAACTCCACATGGTCGTCCTTGGCCAGATACTGCACATCTTTCATGATGGCTGTGATTTTTTCGTAAATGTTCACTTACTCTGTCCCCCTTACCATAACGCCAACCAGTTCTGCAAAGTCGTCTATGTTAAGGCGAAGATACTCCTCAGAAAATTCTAAAAAGCAGTCTCTGCACAATGTCTGGCCACCGCTGATATAGCATTTTTCGCAATCCTCATATTTGTTCGGGTTAATCTCAGCACCGCAGTTGTCGCAAAAGGGATATTTTCTGGACATGACTCACCCCTCCACGATATAGACGTCCATCCACTCCGGCATACCAGAGAGCAGCTCGTAGCAGGCCTCGTGGCTGTCCATGTAGATGTCCACGGTCATGCCGGCGTATTTGTCCTGAACCCACTCCGCCGTCCGGTCCTGCACGATGTAGGTCCCCGGCAGGCCGTCGATCTGCAACTTGGTGCCATAGGGCAGGGAGCAAGCCACCGACACGCCGGGGATCAGCTCCTCGCCGCCGGCCCCGTAGACGATGGGATCACCGTTCTCATCCAAGGAGCGGCTGCTGGCCCATTCGCCGCAGCAAACGCTGCAGGCGCAGTACGCCGTGATCCGACAGGAGCCGTGGTAGCGCCGCTCCGGTTCCGCCGGCTCCTCCGGTTCCTCGAGCTCTACCGGCGCCGCCTCGAACATCGCCGCTTTGCTGACGGTGATCTCCTGCTTCTCCGGTATGTACGCCGCCGCGTTCTTTGTGTCTGCGGGCGGCTTTTCTATCGCGTGAGCGGTTACATATCCCGCTGCAAACCCGGCCAACAGGGCCGTCCCGATCAGCGCATACAATGCCCTGCGCCGGGCTTTAACTTGTTTTCTTGTCATTTCCATGCTCATCCTTAAACGACTTCATCAGTTGTAAAATGTTTGCCATAAACTCCTTCATATCCTGTTCGTGCTCCTCCGGCAGCTTCGCAATGGCATCCACCTGATAGACTGCCCGCAGAAGCGTCCCAACCGCATCCCGAATCTTCCAAGACATATTGTGTCTTGTATTGCTTTCCCAGCGGCTTCCATCATTGCGGTAGCCTGAATGTGTTTCCACGTAATCGTAGGCCGCCATTTCCTGCTCAAACTCCTTGCAGACCCGCCGATATGCCGTGCGGTTCTCCTTCTTCCGCCGTTCCTCCTGCGCCAGCTCCTGCCGCAGCATTTCTAATAGCTCAGTCCGTACTTCTGGTGTGATTGTCATATGTGTTCCCCCTTAAATAGTGCTAACACTATGTTAGCACTATGGGAGTAGAATGTCAATGTTAAATATGCTAACATTCTGCTAAAGAGGTGATAACAATGGCAACGAGCAAGATTCAAACTGGCTTACGTTTGGCTGAGCCACTTTATGAAAAGTTGAAAGTTATTTCTGAGAAAGAAAATCGTTCCCTCAATAATTTGCTTGAATATGCAGCACAGAAATATGTTGCAGAATATGAAGAAGTAAATGGGCCAATCAATGCTCAATAGTGAACCGCCCATTTCTAAGCGTTAGCCCCAAATCAATCAAGACTAATAGCAGAGAATTAAGCGATACTCCGGCTTCATTAGCAATTTTGGAGATTTCCTCATATCGTTCTTCTGGTATTCTTAATCCGGTTTGTATCTTTTTTTCCATCTTTTTCACCTCGATGTATGAATGGGGAGATGATTTTATGTTGGATAAAATGGTTGACATTGCCGGTGTAGCTGGTTTTATCCTCGCACTCTGGCTTGCCTTTTATGGCTGGGCCAATAAAAGAGAACACTATACCGTTTCCGTCATCGATTATGCTGATTTCGGACCATCTACCCGTTTCTTTTTGGTGATTCAGAATAACTCTGACCGCCCACTTGTAATTCGAGAGGTCCGTTTCCATGGAGTCGTCTGCGAACTTTTGCCCAAAAAGATTCGCGGGGAACCGGAATCATGGAATGGAGTGACGACCCATCGATTTCCCATTCGAGTCCGCCCCCATGATGCTGAGGCGGTCTTTCTTGAATTTGTAGGCTGTGAACATAGTCCACTAACCGCTGATACATGGGTGACGTTTCAAATTCAGACCACTTCTCAATTGGGATTGCAAAACGTACTTCTCGGCAGTAAATCTCATTATCTGAATAGAATGCCGTGATTTCAAAATCTCCAAAGTCTGGTGCAAAAAATCTTCCCATTTCAAAACCTCACTCCCCCCGGGTCAGCATCCCAGCACAAAACCCGACTGCGCCAATCATGGTGCCGATCACTACCGCCTTTGCCGTGGCCTGCAGCGCCTGCCGCCCGCGGCGTGACCGTCTGTTTTCCCCGCTGCGTCTCATCGTCTCGTGTCACCGTCCTCCGCCGTGGCGCCGTGGTACTCCACGCCAAAGGCCTCGCACAGCTGCCGGTCGTTGAAATAGCGCCGCGCCAATATCCGGGCGTCCCGCACGGAAAAGCTCCCCGGGTCCTTCAGCTTCCGGTAAAAGGCGCTGGCGGCCACTGTGACATACCGCACCGTATCCATATTTTTCTCCCCGCGAAGGGCCTGTCCCACGGCAAGCCCCCGCAGAAATGCCCTGTTCATTTGATCGATTGGAGATGAGCAGCGCTTCGGCATCTGTCATGCCCTCCTTTCACTGTCCGGTTTCTTGTAATAATTCTGTGGTATCCTCTTCTGCAAGCAGGTAGTCTACAGTAACACCATAGAGCTTTGATCTCTTTCCCCTCCTTCATGTCTCTTGGTTATCAGATCGGCAAATCAAGTCAGCCCGCTTGTCCTTCTCTCCGATACGTGGTAAAATGTCGAAAAAGGAGGGAAGAGCTTATGCTGATAGAAAAATCATTTTCATTTGACAGCAACGGTGCCGCTAAATATCATGGGCAGATTGATGAACCTGCTATCTGCCCACTATGCAAGCACGCAGTAAAACCTCAAGAGCTTTACTGTGGTGCATACAAGGACGAGGGAAAAAATTGGTTCCTGAGTGCCCTCTATTTATGCAAGCACTGTTATCAAACGTTTTTAACGCTGCATGAATGTTCTCTTCGTCAAAGTTCAGTTGGTGTACCGCAATCATTCCAAGCAAAAATTTTGCATACTGAGCCAGTTAGATTTCATGAAGAGCGTTTTGACGACGAAATCTGTCAGCTATCCCCTCAATTTGTGAAAATCTATAACCAAGCTCTTGCCGCCGAATCCTCCGGCTTAGATGAAATTGCAGGAATTGGATATCGCAAGGCACTCGAATTTCTTATAAAAGACTTTTTGATATATGAAACCCCAGATGATGCTGAAACAATTAAAAAAATGGAGCTTGGAAACTGCGTAGCAAATAAAGTAAGTAATGAAAAGCTAAAAATTGTGGCATCCCGCAGCGCTTGGCTTGGGAATGACCAAACCCATTACGTACAACGCTTTGAAGACAAAGATATTAGCGATATGAAAAACTTTATTAAAGCATCTGTATATTGGATTTCGATGGAATTAATTACAGAGGAGGCCCTTTCCATTAAGAAACAGGGTCAACCTTAGCCAATAACTCACCATCTAAGCTCCAATATTGCAGAACACTTCGTACGGGATCTGCTTCAATGCCGCGTCCCTCAATGGCTTCTGTCACAATAACCTGAATCACTCTTGCGCTGTCCGTCCCTCTGGGGCGGGCAGTTTCTTTTTGCGGATTCATCATCACATTCTCACCCCCCTTCTCTCCCTCATTCATCGTTGCTTGGGATAATTTTAGCATATAACACATGCTATTGTCAATTCTGAAATAATAGTCATTTTTAGGATAAGGATGATAGTATGCGTTTACTAACTTTAGATGGAAAATGCAACATCTGCGGCTCACGAGTGCGGCAGGCCAGAGAACGTGCTGGTTTATCGCAGGAGGAGCTTGCGGCCAAAATTCAGTTGAGCGGCCATTCTCTTACACAAAAGGCTATCAGCAGAATCGAATGTGGCCAGCGGGTGGTTCCTGATTTTGAAATTCCGCTTTTTGCTTCCTCACTAAAGGTAAGCCCACTGTGGTTGTTAGGCATAGAGAACTAAAACGGAAGGCTGGGGAGCAATCCCCGGCCTCTTTTAACGCCGATCTATCTGATTTCTGGCCTCCCGATGAATACGTTACCCCTTCCATCTGCTTCTTGTCTTTCGCACATCCACATGGGTGAAGGAGCTGTAGCGCCCGATGCCGCCGGTGTTGGGCAGCAGCGTCTCCGCGTAGTCAGCCACCCGCTATGGTTTTCTTTTTGATACCCCGTTTTGCTATCTCCGATATCAGATTTGGATATGTAACCATTGTATCACCTCCATTTTTGTCCCGTTTTCGGGATTTATATGTTAAATATAATCCCGTTTAGTGGATTTGTCAATAGGTTTTTTAAAATTTTCGTTCCGTTAACGGGATTATTTTTCTTGACTTTTATTCTTTTCACGTGTAGAATCAAACTAAAAAGGAGGTGCCTTTATGGAATTGGGTGAGCTAATTTCTTTGTATAGAAAACAAAAAGGTATGACTATTGATGAGCTTGCTGAGAAATCTGGTGTCCCAAAGGGGACTATCAATAAAATAATTGGCGGTATTACCAAAGCGCCCACATTGGAAAATATACGAGCTATTGCTTATGCACTCGATAAGACCCTTAATGATTTTGACAATAGTCCAAGCATAAAAAAATCCCCCTCCGATCTCTCGGAGGAGGCTAAAAAAATCGCGAAGCGCTATCAAAATTTGGACATCTACGGCAAGGACACGGTCCGGGCCGTAGTGGAGACAGAGGAGACCCGCATCAAGGAAATGGCGGAACTGGATGCACCCTTTACAAAAACAGAGCCGAAGATCATTCCGCTGTATTTCTCCCCGGCAGCCGCTGGCATTGCCGCTCCGATACTCGGAGAGGATTTCGACCACTACGAGCTGCAAGAGGAGGACCCGCAGGGCGCTATGTTTGCCATCAAGGTACAGGGAGACAGCATGGAGCCGTACTTTCCGGACGGGTCTGTGGTTTTCTGTAACAAAGACCCCCTGCGTGACGGCGATGTCGGCGTATTTTCTGTGGACGGCGGCAGCGTCATCAAGCAATATCACTATGACGGCTTCATGGGCATGACCTATCTGTTCAGCCTGAACCGCAGCAGAGCGGACGCTGATGTGGTGATCCCCCGCAGCACAGGGCAGACGCTGGTCTGCCAAGGCCGGGTCATCACCAGCCGGCGGTATCCCATTCCAAGATAAGCGCCCCACCCGCCAGAGCATTGTGTCAATATGTTTTAATTAATATAAGGCAATTTGCAATATCAAAGATGCGCCGCCCGAACTGGTCGAAAAGGCGAAAGGCTGGCTCTTCGAGCATGGATACTCACCACAGATTAGACTGTGGCCCAACTGCCGGAGGGCGGAATAAATAAAAAAATAGGAGAGAGAAAAAATGGAGAATTCATACTTTGATGGCGGGCTTCTTCAGCTGATCGGCTGGCATCTTCTTGGCATTTTGGTAACAGTCTGCACCCTCGGGATCTGCTTCCCGTGGGCCTACTGCATGATTTACCGCTGGGAAACCAACCACACCGTGGTTGAGGGGAAACGGCTTTATTTTGACGGGACTGCCATACAGCTTTTCGGCAATTGGATCAAATGGTTTCTTCTGACAATCATCACTTTGGGCATCTATAGTTTATGGCTTGGAATCAAGCTAAGGAAATGGAAGACGCTTCACACAAAATTTGCCAACTGATTTAATGGGAGGCTGCATATGAACAACGAAGAAAAGATTTTAGAATTGCTGGGGCAAATCAACAGCCGATTGGATAAAGTGGACGGCAGATTGGACAAGGTGGACAGCCGGCTTGATTCTATGGAAGAAAATCAAGCTGAGATGCAGACCACGCTGACCAAAGCGGCAGTCACACAGGAGAACATCGTTTTACTGAGGCTGCAGGCGTTGGCAGAGGGACAGCAGAATTTGCTGGATACGCTGGCCTCGAAGTCCCGTGTTGAAGCGCTGGAGGATGAAATTGTCGTGATGAAAGCGGCGATCCGGGCGCTGTCCTCAGAAGTCGCGGAGTTGAAAAAAGCGCAGTAAAATAAAAAAGCCCGCTCCCGGTGCTGCAACACCGAGAGCGGAAGGGCAGATTGAATGTGGTAGAGGATATTTCTACCCCAAACCGTTTAAGTGACATATCAAATCGTATCTAATCCAGTTTATCCAAGTTAAGGGAATAGAAATTTTCTTTTCCAACTTTCTTTTTAATAAGAAAACCTGCACTCTTTATCACATCTAACTCTTTCCGTATAGTAGAGTAACTGTTTTCCATGCATTCTTGGAGTTCTTTTGTGGAAATCCCGTGTTCCGAGAACAACGCAGCTTGGATTAAGACGCTACATACCCGTCCGGTCCGATTTTCACCAAGAGGTAGTTTGCTGAGAACTTGGACATACCGATTTAGAAGGATCTTTCTTTTCTGCAGAGCCTCTTCCAACTGGGTAATAGATACTTGGATCATGGAGAGCATCATCAAGAGGAATGGTGTAATGTCTCCTTTATTGTGAGGATCATTACAGACTCGGAAAGCCGCATAGTAATCGTTAATATTTTCCGTAATTGTATAGGAGATTCGATATGCGATCAGCGGGCTCAGTTCCTGAGCCAGCAAGCTACTGACCAAGAAACGGCCCAAGCGTCCATTTCCATCATAGAACGGATGGATATACTCTAACAGATAATGAAATCCGGTAATTCGATATAGTTTTTCGATTGTTTCATCGTGCAGAAAAGAGATAGCTTTTTTCATTTCCTGTATGATGGCACTCTCAGGATAGACTCCTCTATGGATCTCTTTTTGTGTGGAAGTTTTAACACTGGCGGATTCTTTACGGAAAATTTCTCCATCCGGTGCATTTCGTGGGTCCTCATCAATAACCTCTGGTAGGACAATTTCGTTGTACAATTCCCTAATATCGCTACATGTGTTGATTTCTGCAAAATCCAACATCTGTAGTCGCAAATACTTGGCTACCAGACCGAAAAATCTTTTCCGACCTTTCCGTTTCTGAGCAGAATTGATAGATAATTCTTCGAGAACGGTAGCGATCTCCCGCCGAGTACTATTAACCCCTTCGATCTTGTTTGTCAGAACAATTTCATCTATCAGACAGCGTTTGGTGAATTGGTCGATGGCAACGGGGGGGAGGTCTCTGCTTAGTCGATAGATTTTCTTGTCTGTTCTTAGTATCTGAATAATCAGATTTGCTAAATCCTGATTAGGAGTAAAAAACGCCTGATTAGATTTGATTTTAAAATCAAGTTTGATGGTATCTGGCGAAGAAAAACGTGCCTCATATTCTTTTTGATACTGTTCTTTATCTTGGTAATACAATTTTCTTAGTTCAATATAATGCATCGATTTCACCTCGCTTGATGATAAATATTGAAAGTGTATTAGGACTTTACCACATTTCGATTATAAAATCAAGTGTTTTTAGAATTGAAATTTACAAACATTTTCTACAGTCATTATATCAAGGTGTTTTAAATAGTATACCAAACGCACCAATAAAAAATCCCCGCCCCGGTGTTGGCGCACCGAAGCGGGGATGCGGGAGCAGAAAGCTTTGGGGGCCTATCTGCTCCTTCATTGTAATGGAAAACCGGAAAAATTGCAATAGGAGGAATGAAAAATGGCGACAGCAAAGAAATTGCCCAGCGGGTCGTGGCGGGTGCAGGTCTATACCGGCAGGGACGCAGCGGGGCGGCGGCAGTATCTCTCCTTCACCCGTTCCACCAAGAAGGAGGCGGAATACGACGCCTTACAGTATCAGCTCCACTATCGGGAGGTCAGCCGGGACATCACCGCTATGACGCTGCGGGAGGCGGCAGAGCGGTATATACGGAGCAAGGACGGCGTCCTATCCCCCTCCACCATCCGCGGTTATGATATCATCCTGCGCAACCATCTAAAGCGCCTGATGGACATACGGCTGAACCGCCTGACACAGGCCATGGTGCAGGAGGCCATCAATGAGGAGGCGCGGCCGCGGCAGGGGCAAGACGGCGGAGTACATACCCCCTCCCCCAAGTCTGTCCGCAATATCTATGGCTTTTTGTCCGCCGTACTGCGGGAGTATCACCCCGGCCTCGTGCTCCGCATCACGCTGCCGCAGCGGCAGCATAGGGAGCAGGCCGCGCTGGAGCCGGAGCAAATCTCCCAGCTGATCGCCGCCGTCCGGGGCGGAGAGATGGAGCTTCCCGTCCTGCTGTCTCTCTGGCTGAGTCTGCGCTCCTCAGAGGTCACCGGGCTAACATGGGGCTGTGTAGATTTTGAACGAAGCACCATCACCGTCCGGCAGGCCAAGGTGCGCAACAAGGAGAACCAATGGATTGACAAAACCACCAAAACCACCCAGTCCACCCGTGTGATCCGGGCGCCGGCCTATATCATGGAGCTGCTGCAGGCGGCGAAGGGCGACGCCGCTCTGACAGACTACGTGGTACCTATCCGCGGAAACTGCCTATACCAGCGTTTCAAGACCATCCTGCGGCGGAACAATCTGCCGGATATCCGGTTCCATGATCTGCGCCACACCTTTGCCAGCGTGTGTCTGCTCCTGAACATCCCGGATAAGTACGTGATGCAGCGCGGCGGCTGGTCCAATCCCTCCACATTAAAATCCATCTATCAGCACGCCTTAACCAGCAAGCGGCAGAGCACAGACGATCAAATCGACGCCTATTTCTATCAGCTGATTGGCTGACAGCCGGAGGGAACTCTCTTTTGTGAGGGGGGAAGAAACGCTGGAGGCAGCTCCTCCCCCCAGCTGAAGCAAGGGGGCTTTGTCGCCCAAATTTTGAGGAAAGCACCGGGCCGCCCGATTGGGCTGGCCCGGTTTTGTGTTGCATTTCGTGTGATATTCCTCTTTTGTGTTGCAGATTTTATTGCCTTTTTCAAGAAATCATTGTACAATATAGGACAATCAGAAGAAAGGAGACATCCGCTCAAACCGTTGTAAGCTAAGGATTTTCTGATCAATAAAGAAAAACCAGCCCTTGTAAGGCTGGTCTCTTTTGGTGCGCGAGGCGGGACTTGAACCCGCCGGCCTCTATCCGACAACCATTGGAATATAACGGTTTTAGCGGTTTGCAGAGCTTATGTGTTGCAAGCCGTGTTGTACGATTTTCTCTGCTTGCAGAGGTCCCCCTCTGTCATTTTGGGGCATATCATGTCAAATAAAGTCCCCTTTCAAGAAAAAGATACCGAGATACCTTATTCTGCAATCATCAATAGAGAAAGAGAGATGACGCTGGATGAAGGAGGTCAAGGAGGCTGTTACAAAAATCAGTGGCAGACGGGGAAAGAAGTGCTATTACATACTCTGCTGCGTGGTGGAGGCGGCCATTTTCTATCAGCCCAAAGAGCCGCAGATGAAAGTTCTTTTGGCAGATGTCCGCAGCACAGTCCACCACCTGCAAGCAAAGACCATCTCGAAGGCACTCTCCCGCGCGGTAGACGACATTTGGCAGTACGGAGACCGCTTGGCGCTGCAGAAGCTGTTTGGCCATTCTCTGATCGAAAAGCCATCCCCCAAAGACCTTGTGTTTGTCTTAGCCCAGCACCTCTGGGCAGAAAATCAACAGACAAAGGAGGAGGCCGGTACGCTCCTATCCCCCCGCTGAGCGGTCCGTGTATACAACTGCCATGCAGCAAAGAATTGTGTACCGTGTTTTTGCATCCCCCGCACACTGCGCATATGGTATCATTGCTTATGATCCGGCACAGAAAACCTCTGCCATCACCCCCCCTTTTTGGAAAAGCCGACGGGCTGCATCGCGCGTTGCCTTCCGGCTGAGCCGGAAGCAGGTACCCATCCACGAGTTCAAACGTCTGTTTTTCAGCAAGGCCCTTTAAGATGGCTGAATTTACCCCATTGGGCAGGAGTCCACAGCTCCTGCCCTCTTTTTCTGCACTCCGTCAGATATGGGGATGTTTTTCATTCGCAGCTTTTATACTTAGTTATGTTTGGGATAATTTTAGCATATAACACATGCTATTGTCAATTCTGAAATAATAGTCATTTTTAGGATAAGGATGATAGTATGCGTTTACTAACTTTAGATGGAAAATGCAACATCTGCGGCTCACGAGTGCGGCAGGCCAGAGAACGTGCTGGTTTATCGCAGGAGGAGCTTGCGGCCAAAATTCAGTTGAGCGGCCATTCTCTTACACAAAAGGCTATCAGCAGAATCGAATGTGGCCAGCGGGTGGTTCCTGATTTTGAAATTCCGCTTTTTGCTTCCTCACTAAAGGTAAGCCCACTGTGGTTGTTAGGCATAGAGAACTAAAACGGAAGGCTGGGGAGCAATCCCCGGCCTCTTTTAACGCCGATCTATCTGATTTCTGGCCTCCCGATGAATACGTTACCCCTTCCATCTGCTTCTTGTCTTTCGCACATCCACATGGGTGAAGGAGCTGTAGCGCCCGATGCCGCCGGTGTTGGGCAGCAGCGTCTCCGCGTAGTCAGCCACCCGCTCCGGCGCCACGCCGGAGACCATAATGTCTGCCGCCAGCCCGTAGAGGTGCTGGCTGTTGGAGGCCCCGCCCTCCCGCTTGTTGTGGCTCTCCGTCCGGTAGGCGGAGGTGATCGTCACCGCTTCGCCGAAGTGGGAGCGGATTTTCTGCAGCACCTCCACCAAGTTAGAGGAGACAAAGAAGGCGTCGCTGCCGTCCTTACAGGCAAACTCCCGCGCCCGGAAGTTCTGGGAGAGATAGACGTTCCCGTCCTTCGCCTTGCTGTAGGCGTGTACCACCGCGCCGTTCATCTGCTCTCCTCCCCCGTCTCCGCCCCTTGGCTGATAACGTCCTGCACCTTCTGGCTCTGGGTGCCGAAGTAGAAGGACACTACCATCAGGAACACCGTTAAAAAGTCCGTACCGCTGACCACACCGACAATGGACAGATAGGCGAACACCGCCGTCAAAACAATGGTCACAATGCTTTTCACCGACAGCAGCGCCGCCAGCCGTTTCATAATGGTTTCATTCATGGTCTGTTTCCCCTTTCTTGAGCAGCAAAAAAGCCGCCCTGTCATGTTCATACCCTTTAGGGCACTTGTACCCTCTGGGCACTTGACAAAGCGGCTGAGCTTGCTATAATAGAGATAAGAAGGGCGCTGCCGATAAGCGGTTTGCCCCTATACTGTGATCAGAAAATGACCGTCAGTTTGCGAGGCTGGGCGGTCATTTTCGTTTGCAGACCTGAAAAATCAGGGTTGCTATGCCTAAGAGTACAAGTGTATAGGCAAAAAGCCCATCATATGTAACTATCGGCACCACCTCCCTCCATCGGGAAGTGGACAAACCGCCTACCGTTATGGCAGCGCCTGTCCTATTCTACAATAGCGCGCCGCTTTTTGTCAATCTGTGCTATACGTCCCGGTCGTCGTTGACCGGGGCTTTTGTTTTGTCCGGCCACGAGTTGTTTTTGCTGAGGTTCTCCATCAGGCTCTTGACGGAGTAGGTCAGCACCACCGCCACAATCTCGGTGAGGGCCACCTGACTGAGGCTCTCCGCGATCTCTGAGCGGCCCAAGTAGGCCAATAAGTAGCTGCACCACACCCACGCAAAGCCGTTGAGCAGGCAGGCCCACACAATGAGCTTGCTGGTGGTTTTCTTCGCCGCCCTCAAAGGCCTCTTTCCTCCAAGTCGGTAATGCGGTGGTTGATGACCTTGATTTGTTCCTCTACCACGGGCATGCGCCGGGCAAAATTGTTGTGTTCCCGGACCTCTCGTGTCAGCTCCTCGATCTTTGTATCGGTAATCGCCTGCTGCTTCGAGTTGGCGATCAGTACGCCAATCAGGGTGAGAGCGCCGGTAATCAGGGCAACGATCACGCTTTCTGTCATTTTTTGTCTCCTTTTTCTTGACTGTGGCCGTCAGCTGTGCTAAATTTTTGTTAAGACAGCCGATTCGTCGCAAGCCGTTTCGTGTTTCACGATCTCCTCAAAATATCCAGATACTGTTGGTTTTCTTTTTTACTCTACATCCGCGGCTGTCTTTATCTCACCCTATCCCCCCTGTCGTCCTCGTCGGCAGGGGGGAGCTTTTTCTTTTGCCGCCTCCCCTGCTGTAGACCGTGCGATAGGCTTACCAAGCGTGGCGTACAGCCCCTGTCTGCTTGTCTTCAAACGATTGCCAGAACATAGAAGTTATCCCCTATGTTTGGAACCGTAAGTCCAACACAGGTTGGGTATTCATTCGCTCTATCAGAGACGGGGGTTTGTTCTGTATCGCAGTTTACGGCAACGCTTAGTATCGTGTTGTTTTGGTCTGTTATGGCAAACTGCATGGTATATGGGTTCCAATAGGTGTCTGATAGAAAGTAGACAGTAGAGCCGGGTGCAAGATCGGGCAGTACATCTTCTACCACTTGATTGTTTAACTCGTTTCCATTCCCATCAAGGATCAGAGGATAACTGATGCAAGTCTTAATTTGATTTATTCCGTTTAGCGCAACAGCACCTGACGGCTGTCCGGTGCCGTCAACTAACAGCCCCGCTGAGCTGGTGAAAGTTTTTCCGGCTCTGACGTCGTCCGGCTGTGCGTCCCCGAACTGGGAAGAGCTTGCGCGCAGATACGTCTTGCTGCCCGAGCGGAACAGCCGTGCGGTAGAAACAGTGCCCCGCAGTTCGATACTGCTTCCGTTCTCGTATACGGAAGCACTGGAGTCCACCATAACAAAGCTGCCGTTTGCCACTGTGGCCACAGTTCCGGTGATCTTCTGCCCCTTAACGTAGGCGGTCTTTCCGCTGGCCAGATCGCCGGCCGCCGCCGTGGCGTCACTGGTGTCCAATCCCGCCTCGATTGCGGCGATCTCTTCCGGGAACTGGTCGGCCACAATCTGCGCCGTCCCGCCTGTCTTGGCCCGGATCGCGTTGGCAATGGCCGTAAACAGCCCCTGTAAAGTCGTGTGTGTCGCCATATCAATAGCTCCCTTCTATCGCGCCGGTAATGGCGGCGGCGACGGCGCCATCCACGTAGCCCTTCGTTGCTGCGCCAAGTGCAGCGGTCGGCGCCGCGCTCAGCATCAGTTGCCCCGTCATGGTCCCGCCGGTGAGTTGTACATAACGAGCGTCGGCATCTGTTTGGGACATGCCCGGCGTAATCCCGGCCACCGCCGTATCCACATACTGCTTATTGGCGGCATCCGTATTGAGGGTAGGTGCACCCACTCCCCTAATCGTGTTGCCGTTGAGGCTCAGGCCGGAGAGGGACAAGGGGACGCTAAAGGTAAGCGCTTGTACATAATTGGACCCGTCATTCTCTATCTCCATGTAGACGGAATCGGTTCCGATGCGCACCTTTTGAGACCCCGCTCCGCCCATTCCTGATGGATCATCATATAAGCGGATGGAGAAGGTGGTGTCCATCACAGGAAACTGAAGGATCGTTCCTTCCGTTTGGCTAAACTGCAGCTGACCGCTCATGGTTCCGCCGGCAAGTTGTAAGTAACGTGCATCGGCCTGTTCCTGTGTCATGCCAGATGCAGGAGCATCCTGCGCAACAGCCACTCCAGCAGAGTTAAAGCCTACAATTTGCCCCTCCGTACCGGTCAGTTTATCCTGCTTGGTATTGGCCAAGGCCGTGGTCAAAGAGGGAAGCTGATCGCTGTTTGCATCTTCCGGCACGGTGACTCCGGTCTGCTCAATGGCGGAGAGGGTATTCCTCACGTTTCCGCTGATGCGGTCAATCTCGCTTTGAATACTCATTACCGCACCTCCTCAGATGGCTGCGAGGGCCTCTTCAATATCACCCGTCAGGCTTACGCTTCCGCCAGTGGTATAACCGGCAGGCACAGAATAGGAGGTTGTTGTGAGGCCGTCAAACGTACCGGAGATCGCCCCATTGTTGGCCATAGTGCCTTCCACTTTCTCCCCGTCCACATAAGCCGTAGCGCCGTCCAGAATCTGGGTTGCCGCCGCCGTGGCGTCACTGGTGTCCACATATTGGGCGGGGATAGCTTCCACGGTCACAGAGGACAGGACCTTACCCTCAGTGGGGCTTACAGTCTGCTGTGCCTTGGTGGGTGTGGCTGTCTTGGCTTCCGGTACAATGGAAACTGTACCAGTCCCGGAGTGGTAGCCCTTTGGTACCGTGTAGATCGGTTCGCCGACTGTCAGAACCTTGCTGACCGCGCCGTTATTGGTCATGGTGCCGGTGGTAACCTTGCCGTCGGCGGTGACGATCACCTTACCCGTAAGCACATCCCCCGCCGCGGCTGTCACACTGCTGACATCCTGATAGGCCGCTGGGATAGCCGCCACTGTTACGTCAGACAGGCCGTAATACCCGGAATCCGGGGTGATATTTTGCTGCTGCTTGGTGGGGGTAACGCTCTTGCTCTGGAGGTTGTAGTTTCCCCCGCCGGCCACGCCAGAGACGGTGCCCGATCCGTTGTGGTAGCCCTTAGGGATGGTATAGGTGTCCCCCTCCTGCACCTGTGCGCTCACCGCCCCGCAGTTGGCGATACCTTCCACTGCAGCGGCCAGTGTGTCAAGGTTGGCAGCAGACTCCGCCAAGCCAAACTCAATCATCTTATTGCGGATGGTATTCCGGTCAGTCTGAATCCGGGAAATTTCCGTTGCGATGCTCATGTCTCTCTCTCCTTTCAGATGGTGCCCAACAGAATTTCAATGTTGCCCACAGTGGTATACACCGCTGCTGAGGTGATGGGGAGGGTGTTGTCCTGCTCCACCTTCTCCGCAGCGTCCACCTCAAGGGTATTGTCTATGACCTTTAGGCCGTGGCCGATCTCGTAACCCATTCCACTTCCCGCAGGAAGAGGCACGTCACTCTCCTCATAATTCCCTTTGTCCGGGTTGTAGATCATCCAAAAACCGTTATCTCCGGGCTTAGGCGGGTTGTCGTTGATGGCCGTGATCCGCTCCTCCATCTGGGTAAACTCCGAGGGCACCGTAGGCCACGCCGCGCTCCCGGACAATGATTGTGGGATATAGACATTGATGAGGTTGGTATGCCGCACCACCTCCCCCTGCGTCCCACGCAGCTGCATGGTATAGTAGCCGTAGACGGAAAGCATATCATCGGTCAGGGTCACGCCCACCCCTCCCTCCACAGGAGCGAGGGCGATGATGTTGAAGAGCTCCCCGCACGACACCAGCATGGTCCACTCCCACCCCGCCGGCAGCTCCCCCAGCACCGTCAGGGTCCGCGACAGGTTGTCATACTGCCGCGCGATAGTTGGGCCACAGCTTGTAATGGTCCAATCGGAAAAAGTAATCATGTAGACACCTCCGTAGCCGTGATGGTGCCGCTGTCATCCACCTTAATTTGGAATTTCTTGCTGCTGCCGCTGGTGGAGGAGGGTATAATCACTGTTCCGTTCAGTACATTTCCCACAGCGCTGTCAATCTGCTCACCGGAATAGATGCTGGTATAATAGCCAGACGGGTCTCCCTCCGCCAGTGTGTTTACACCCATGGCGGCTATTTGGTTTTCAAGAATGGCGAGCCTTTGTTCAACCGTCATATTCACACCACCAATCTGCGCCTATTTTTGTCAAGAAAATACTTGTTTTTTGAGGTGACAATAGGGCCGGTCTGAATAATTTTTTGAACCCCATAATATAGAATTATACAACCGTCAGCCCCTGCTCCGCCAGAACCACCACTCCCACCGTATCCGCCACGAACAGAATCTATCTTTATTGATTTTACAACTAATGATCTGCCGGAATAGCTCCCAAATGTAGAGCCAACAGAATAACTTACTGAACATCCCGGAGCTCCCGGCCCGCCATCTCCACCAGAGCCACCATTCCCACCATCTCCATAAAATGCACCTTGACTACCAGAATTTCCATTTTTCCCTTTTGGTATAGATGCGACAGGATAGAAGATATAAATCGGTACTCGGGCAATCTTATTTTCTTCATCTAACTCTATATTGAAGTTAGGATCAGACGAACCATTAGAAGCAGTACCACCATTCATCCAGCTTTCGTCCCCGCTATAGCCGCCTTTTGTGGTGGTTCCTATTTTATAGCTAATTGCACCATTGCGGTTTATATTTACACGCAACGACATATCCATATTGCCGCGGGAATTTCCCGATGGACCATCATCACCTGAATATCCGCTATATCCAGATTTTGCAAATACTTCCTGAGTTACTAAATCAACATAACCATTTGGCAGTGTGCCGCCATCTGCAGATGTATACGCTCCAAAGGTTGTATCACCACCAACTGAGCCACTTGATTCCCCTCCAGAGCCTATGCTATAAACAATTTGTTGTCCGGGGGTTACTTCTATGGTTACGTCATACACCTTTCCACCAGCCCCACCTTCTCCACCTTGACCACCTGCCCCGCCTGTACCAAGCGAACCATTTTGACTTCCTCCTCCACTTTTACCAGCCCCCCCTTGATTTCCTGCGTTTCCTCCACCAATTAAAATGGCTCGTACTTGATTGACTCCTGTTGGAACTGTCCATGTACCGCTGGAAACAAGTAATTCCCTTTGATCATATGTTACGGTTTGTTCCTGTTCCAACGGAGTGAATCCAACTAAAAGTGTCTCTTCAGATTTTAGTGTATTAGATATAGAAATATCCGCGCTTTGCAGACAGGACGATACTGCTTCTAAGTCGTATGGATGCCATGTGGAAAGGAGGTCACCCGGATTTTCTCCCTGATACACCGCATTTGCATTGATGGTCTGTGTAGATTTATAATAATTTGCTACTCGCTCTGTAACAGCATAAGAGTTGACCAGTGACACCAATGTAGCTTTTGTGACTGTTTTAACGTTGGACTCGTTGGCTGTCAGCACATCCTGCGCCACTTGGCGGGTGTTGTGGATATAGGCGTTTCCTTTCAATGTGCCCGATCCGGCAGATACCTTAGCATAGTTGGCGTTGCTTTCCAAGATCGTGAAACCGGTAGCTTGGAGGTTGTACATGGGCTCATCGAAGGTGATAACGTCTCCCTCTTGTGTACTGCCACTAAAAAGCTCCGTCTCATCGCCGCCCTCCACATACTGGTGCTCTGTCACCACCACTTGGGTAACCTTGGAGGTGTAGTCCACGCTGGGTCCTTGGTACATGCGATCCTTACCAAAGGTTCCGCTGATCCCGTTCCATAGGCTCTCGATGTGTAGGACGCCATCCAAGTCCGTTTTGATGGAGGCTCCGATGGCAAAAAGCACCTGCGATAAATTGTCCCGCGGCGTTGCCACCGGCAGCCACCCGTAGAGGGCGATGTCCCGCAAATCCATTTTGATGACGTAGGGCACCGTGCCGCAGATGCTCGGAAGAACTTCCGCCACCGTCTGACCGGTGTAGATACCGCCATAGTGCAGCCCCTCAATCAATAGTCCGATGGCCGAGGTGGCGGATAAGGTGTACTCTGTTGGCCCTACACGGGTGATGCTCTGTATGTAGAAGATTCCCTTCTGCCGGCCGCGGCTGTAGTAGGTCAACGGCGCATTGCGTTCAAAGTCGAGGATCGTCTTGTCGCTACACTCGACTGTAGCGGAGAACGTGTTGGCCTCCAAAGAATCGGACATGAGGGACATAGCGAGATACATATTTCCGCTTTTAATATCCTTGTCCAAAAATGTCCATTGACCGTAAACAATCTTGTTTCTATCTGTCATGTTGTCGGCTCCCTATATGGCTCAACGGCAGTAAAGATCAATCGCATCCCGTTCCACCGATTTCTCTCGGCTATCTTTCCGCGATAGGTGTCCCGTCCCGAGGTCACCATAGCGTTAAAGGTGATGGTGCTCTGCCCATATGGCATGGTGATGCTGTGGTAATTTATAGGAGCACTGATTGCCTCATAAAAAGCGTCATAGTCCGCTGGGTTTTGCGGATCCGGTTCCACGTCCAATGTGTAGTCATAGTAGGTGCCAATTAGATCACGTTGATAGAAGCCAGAGAGCATATAATCTGCGTTCTTCCCGTCGTCAATATGAAATTCTCTGATAATCGTGTCAAATTTCACCCGGAGATGGTAAGTGATTCCATCCATGACAATCTGCATCCCGTCACCCTCTTTCGTTCACAAGGCTGATGCCCCGGCGGGTAGCTTCCTCACTGAGGGAGAAGCTGAGATGACGGGTAAAGCCATCAGCGGCCTTAACGATGATCGTTGTGGGTGTGCCGCCTCCGCGCTCCGCGATGGCATCACCGGTGGCTTGTTTAATGGCGGAGTAGGGGGCTACCACCTCAGGCTCCTGCTTGTTGTCGCCTAATACAGCTAAAAACGGTTTGTTGGGCGGCACAACGCCGCCCTCGGCGAACCCGGGGGCCTGCACACTTTGCTGCATCTGCTGGGCGGACTGCTGCGCCCGCTCTGTAGCAGAATTGATGGCAATCATAATGGCCGCAATGCCAGCCACAATAGCCGCCGCCGCAATGCCAAGGGACAGAGCAGATTGAAATGCACCGAGGGCAATTGCCGCCGCAACCGCAGCGGCAGCCACAGCACCAAGAATTGCAATGACCTTCTCACCGCCCGTCATGCTATCCCACGAATCAATCAGCAATCCAATAACCGAAATGATGGCTCCAATAGCTATTGCTGCGACTTTTCCGTTTGTGCTCAATCCACTGAACCAGCCCACCAATTTTGTAATTTGGGGAGCCGCTACAGAAACTGCCTTTGACAATGGGCTGATAGCGGCGGCAACACCAGCGATTGCGATAATGGCGGCTTGACCATCCTCATCCAAACTGGTAAACCATTCGATAAATTGGGTGGCTAATTCCGTCACTTTTGTTACAAGCGGCGTTAATGTTTCCGCCAACTCCGCAAGAGCCAGCTGCAGCTCCAAGCTGGCATCCCGGTTGGCCACCATCTCCTCGTTGTTGAGCTTCCAGCCCTCATAGGCTCCTTTCAGCGATCCCTCCGTCAGGAAGCTTAGGGCATAATCCTGTTTCTGCACCTCGGTTGTGCAATAGGAGAGCCCCTCTGCAAAGCTCTCTGCGCCAACACCGAGACGGTCTAAGAGCTCCCCATATTGTCCCGTCGCCTCTCCGGTAGCTAAGGTTTCCTGCAGGCTGTCCGCCAAACTCTCAATTTTCAACGTATCCGGGAAGGTAATGGCGGCATTGGCCAATCCTTCCACAGCCTTTTGCAGGTTACTCTCTGTAAAGCCGGCCTGCAGGAGGTTAGAGACCGCCTCAATGCTGGAGTCCGTTTCCCCTGATACGGTGTTAAAATTTTTGAATGCCTCTCTTGCCGCATCAATGCCCACCCCCGCCATACGGGCATTGTTATCCAGCATGGAGAGATCACTACGCAGTTCCTCCGTTGCGGGGACTGTGGCAATCGCTGCGGCACCGATTCCTGCTATTGCAGCTGTCACTGGGCGAAAAGCGTCGCTGACCTTTCCTGCGCCTGTGGAGACCCTCCCAGCGGCAGCCTCTAATTTTCCAAGAGAAACGCTGCTTTTCTCCGCAGCATCCTTTAAGTCCTTTAGGTTGTTCTCTGTTTCAACAATCTCCCGTTGGAGGGCGTCATACTGGCTTTGGTCGATTTTTGCGCCGGCAAACTCTTTGTTGACGTCCTCCATAGCCTGTTCCAGTTCGTTGGCCCGCTTTCGGGCATCCTCCAGCTTTTTGGTAAAGGCATCATATTGTGCGGTGGAGATATCCCCAGCATCCAGTTTTTGCTTCATGCTCTCTGCGTTGGCCTCAAGGCCCCGCATAGAGGCGCTCACATCATCCAGCTCTTTTTTCAGCGGCTCGTAGGTCTCTTTATAAGCGTTGCCCCGTGCAAGGGCCTTGTCTGCGCTCTCTGCCGCCTTTTTGAGGGTATTCAATTTGTCGGAGGTGGCCTCTACTGACTGTGCCAAAAGTCGCTGCCGCTGCGCTAACAGCTCCGTATTGCCCGGATCCATTTTAAGCAGCCGCTCTACATCCTTTAGAGCCTTTTGGGTTTGACTAAGCTCTTTATTGGTCCCCGCAAGGGCCTTGTCCAATTTTGTGGTATCACCGCCGATCTCGATGGTGATACCCTTAATCCTATTTGCCATGTGGGGCCTCCTTAAAATCGGTCAAAGTCCTCCTGCGTGGGTAGCTGTTTGTATTCGCATGTGTCATTGTTGGCCTCGATCATCATATCTGTGACCATGCCGATGGTCAGCAATTCGAGGTCTCGGATAGGGATGCCAAGCTGTGCCGCACGCAGGAGGAATAGTGCGGTGGTCATTTCCCTGTCGGTAGACCGTTCTTTTTTTTTAGGTTCTCGAGGGTAGTGTTGTTTGCCCGCCACAATTCCAACAGCTGTGGAAATACAACATAGATAGAAAAGGTATCGAAACCATCCAGCCACTCCTCAACGGTTTTCTCTTCCATCTCTGGCGTCGCGTGTTTCGCCATCAGGTAGGATACGTTTTCAAAGACTTCCAGCATTTGGGGAGGGATCGGCTCCTCTCCCTTTTCTGACTTCTCAATCGCCTGCTGAATGGCTTTCATATCCTGCATGATGTCCCGGCCAAATTTAATACGGTACAGCCGGGGAATAGCTGCAGTGGCCCGAAATTTGACCGCTCTGCCGTCAATTTCAATTGTTTTTTCCATCATCAGCCTCCTACGCCAGAAGAGGTTCCGGGCTGCCAAACAGAGTTATACCAAGCGTTATAATTGGCTTCAGGCGTTTCTGCTGTGGTTCTGGCCTTGATATTTCCGTTAGACAGTGGTGCAGCAGTGATGGTCATGCTTTCTGTGGTAGGCTCCTTTGTGTTGGTCGTGGTAGAGCCAGTCACGCTGGGTCGGGTGCATGTACAGTTGTACATCACATGCCGGGTAGCCTTTTGGTCACCGTCAAACTCAAAGAGCAGTGCAAAGGCCCCAGACTGGTCATCCACATTCTCTGTCAGCACTTTTGCCGTTTCATCCAAAGTTTCCTTCAGCACATTTGTGCGGAAAGAGTCTGGGATTAAGGCCACCTCAAGAGTACCACTGTACCCGTCATTGGCTGCTGTCACATAGTAGGCCATGTTGTCGGCATAGAAGGTGGATGGCTCGCCCTGTGCGTCCATCGTCAGATTGACCGCGCCGGGAATAGCTACAGGGGTCTCATAGGTGGCGGTTCCGTCCTCTTCCGAGGTTAGGAGCGCATAATGCACATTTTTAAGGCCGTACTTGACCTTGTTAGGAGTATTAGGCATAGTTACACCTCAATTTCATAGATGATTTCATAGCATTTTTCATCGTCCAAGTATTCCTCCGCTTTTTCCCAGCAGAGGTCTGCAAGAACTGTTTCCAATTTCCCCTCTAAATCTGGCCGCTTCTCACGAGTGTAGAGTTCTACATTGATGTGCGTAATCTTTTGATATACACGGTCATCCGCGGTGAAGTTGTTGCTGTAAGAGCAAAGGTAACAGATGTAAGGAAGAGACGGCGCTTTGCCAGCAGGAAAAGCACGGTAAGAAACCGGTAAATCTGTAGTGTCCAGTAAATCTTTTAATTCTTCAAGACTCACACCATCACCCCTTGATCTTCATTTCCACTTTCCGCAGCAATGCCTGCTCTGCAAATTTTTCTGCCGGAGCAATATGTGGATGTGCCCTTGTTCTGCCGCCATTTACTATGGCATGTCCATTTTCCAACAAGTGGGTAAGGCGATAGTGTTTCCGGTTATGTACAGAGATCACTACAATAGCAGGCGTCTCATGAATGGTTGTCTGTCCCCAGCTCTTCTTGTACTCGCCAGAATCTACAGGGCTTCGCTTTTTGACCTCTTGAACGGTTTCTTTTGCTACTGATTTGACAGACTGTTTTACGCTCTCTGTAACTTCGTTGGCATAGTCCTCCAACTCACCTCTGACAGCTTCTAAAAAGTCATCTATCTTGACACTCACTGCACGCCTGCCTTTCTCTCAAGGTACAGCTCAATCTCATCACTGTCCTGTACGAGATAAGTTCGGTATATGCCATAACGCACGCCATGTAGCTCCGCCTCTGTCTCATGGCAGTAATTGATCAGTGGCGTAGTAAATACGATCTCAGGATTCATACCCTTTCTTCCAGCGTCATACCACTCAGCACGGCTGACAGAGTTGATGGTCCCGAACACATCCCGGGACGTCTCACCCGTCTGCACATAGTCCCCTAAGGCGTTTTTCATCAAAATAGGAGCAATCAGAGTCAGCACATTATCCATCAGCAGTCCCTGCTTTCTGGCTGAACAAGCGGTTATTAAGCGCCCATCTCAGCATCCGGGGCATCGCTACATTTTCCTCACGCCGGCGGCGGTAGAGGTAGGCGGCATACATCTCCACCAACATGCCGTCGCCAGTGCTGCAGGTTAATTGGATTCCCTCGGTTTGGATGTAGGTCTTGGCTGCCTCGATCATCTTCCTGAGGTATGTATCCATCTTGTCGGTAGATATTTGGAGGTCCACCTTAAGCGCTGTTAAAATTTCCTCATCGACCAAGACCTACCCCTCCTTTAGCCGCCGATGGTAGCGGTAACTGTCACAGTGTAGACTCTGACAGCGTTGCCCTGCTTGACGGTGATAGAAAAGATGTTGCCTGCGCCGTTGGTCAGTGTGGCAGTACCGCCGTTGCGCACATTCTTGCCGTTGAAGTCAATTGCGATCTTTGCATCGGACTGTGCGGAGGTCGCCTCAACCTTCGCAGAAGTAGTGGAGCTGGTGCCGGTATAGGCATAGGTCGTGGGAGAGAAAGAGGCCGGGCTCAGCGTCACACCAGAGATGGCCAAGCTCTCCAGTTGGGCATCGTTAGCGGTGTCAGCGGCAAAATCCATAGCGGTGGTCACGGCCTGATTGTTGATGTTGATAGCCACAAAGGCACCGGGGATGATAGGCTGACCATCCGCACGCTGCTTGCCCTTAAACACGGTGTTGTCCTGAATAAACTGCACCTCACGGCTGGACTCAATGGTCATGCCGGAACGCATCGAGAGCAGGTACAAATCGCCGTAACCGCCCACAATGTCACCGTCAGGCATAAACTCCAAAATATCCACATCTCCGGTGATGATCGGCAGGCTGCCAAACAGGTTGGCCACAATGTCACCAGTGGCGGTGAAAGTGATGAGCTTGCTCTTGAGGGTGGCATACGTCTTGGAGTTCATAGCCCAGAACATCGTCCCTCGATTGTAGCGGGTGTAGGTAGCGCCGGTAGCCGCCATCAGTGCGGACCAAAACTCTGCCCCGGTCACATCAGCTCCGCCGATCTGCTTGATATTGCTGGTATGCAGGTCCTCCCAAGCCGGGGCGCTGGCGGGATAGTCGCCGGGCTTAGCCGTCTGGGCCAGACGAGTCACAATACCAAGGGGCATCTTGGAGGCGCTGCCCTTGCCATAGAGGATGGCCTTGTCCATGGCGAGGCCGATAGACTCAGAGAGCATCTCCACAATCCAAGAGGCAAGGTTGACGTCGCTGTCCTCCAGCAGGGAGTTGCAAACCGGAATAAAGCCTGCCACCTTGTAGCCGTCCACAGTGATCTGATTGAACACAAAGGACAGCTCATTGATGGCCCCGCACATCTCCGTCCACACAGCTTCCGGCACGGTGCCGGCAATGGTCTGCCGGGCCTCGCCGGTAACGTTACGGACACGGACGCGGTTGAGGAGCTTGGAATAACGGAACATGTTCTCAGCAATCAGGTCCAAGAACACAATGGGGATGGTCAGCTCTGCGCCGGTAACTGCACGGGACTGGCCCTTAAAGCTCCGTAGCTGGGCAAGGAAAGCCTTGGTGTCTTCCTGTGCCAAAATAGCAGTGCGCCGCTCCATGGGCAGGGCGTCAAAGGCCCGGCGGCTCATAGGCAGGGAACGGATGTCAATGGTCTCCATTTTAGTATCACCTCTCATAATCTCATTTTTCTTGACTTTGGGCGTGGTAGGCTCCGGCGCGTTGCGCTCGATCTCTTCAAGCTCGCTCTCCAGTTTTTCAATGTCTGCGCTGAGGGCCTGTTTGGCCTCGTCGTGTACCGCCTTGTCGGCATCAAATTTTTCAATCTCTGCCTCAACAGCGGTCTCCTGCTCGGAATTTCCGGGCTCCACCTCGTTGATAGCTGTCTCCAGTTCCGCTTCGCGGGTCTGAAACTCGCTGTCCCTCTCCATCAATGCGGCCAGCTCCGCCTTTTTGGAATCGATGGACCGCCGGAGCATTAGTGCTTTCAGCATGTCGTTTCTCCTTTCACAAAAAAATGAGCCGATCTGCTTCTTGGCAAATCGGCTCATCGGCTCACAATGTTTTTCAGTTTCTCTCTTGTTTGGTACTTCCACATCTCCGACCTTTTTTTCCTGATATCTTCCCAGTCCCGCTTACGAGCAGATACCACGGTCTCTTGATAGGCCGGGAAGGTGCATGGAGAAATCTCGTACAGTGGGGAAATCTGTGTGAGGGTCCAATGGACTGTTCCATCCTCTCGGTAGTCCGTCTCCTGTGCGGCGATGTCAAATCCAAAGGAGCATCCGGTAATATCACCCCGTCGAATCCTTGCATAAGCATTCATGGCGTCGGTATCCTCCCGGTTAATCTTCACCCGTCCCCACAATCCATGGGAGTCCTGCTTAATCTCCATCGTTCCAGCAGCGGTACGGCCTAACACAAGGTCTGTGTTGTGGTTATAAAGGGCTCTTACATCATCGGATACACTCTCGTCAAATGCTCCTGGCGCGATGCTCTCTGTGGCCCCCGGCCACAGCTCATAGATGGTATTGAATACCGCAAAGTAGCCCTCAATATAGAGCGCATCTCCATCCTCACGGGTTTCCATCTTTTCCACAGGGATGTATCTATGTTCCATTTAGTCACCTCCATTCTGTACCAACTTGCCCTGATCTCCAAGCCTGTCTGCCGGGATATAATTCTCTAAGGCTAACAATTTTTCCATCTCCTTGTCCGGCGGCAGGTTCAGCCACCCTCGCCACTCATTTCTCCTGAGTGCCATCCGATCCACCATCTCCGCTCCGGCGCTTACCAGTTCTGTGATGCTGTAAGAGAACAGGCTCCATGAGTTAAACCGGAAAAAGAGATTCGGTGCATACAGGAGCTTTTTGGTCATCTCCTGCTCAATCGATCTTGCCAGCGGCATAATGGTGGTATTGACAAAATTGTTCCATGCATCGCGGCTAAATTCCCCTACGCCCAACACAAAAGGTGGGATTCCAAGCACTGCCGCCACTGTACGTTTATCCAGCGTGACCATGGCATCCAGCGCCAAATCTGACAGGGTCAAAGGCCGCACCTGTTCCACGGAGAACTGATCCGCTGGAATCAGCCACGGCTCTCCCGCTTGGGTAGTATTGATGTAGTCATCCAACAGTTTTTTTCTGCCGGCCACATTGGAAAATTCCTCCGTCAGAGCATCCACTTTGACAATGATGGAAGGCTTCCACTTGGACTCCATAAAGCCACGCTGCGTAGCAGCCGCCTGCTTAAGATTGTTGGCAATCTCCCCAAGAGATACCCGGTAACCTGTGCCCAGCCACGGATAGAGGCTGTCGGGATTGAGCGTAAAGTGGAGCACCCTGTCCGGATTATACTCCTTTCCATCAATTACCACCTTGTACCCCCAACCGTCTGGGAGAAACGCCGCAAAGGATGGAGGAATGGGCTGAAGGTCCCGGATAATCCCCGCCCTTGTATCAGGCCAGACCACGGCGTTTCCGCCGCCTTCCAAGTAGAGGGTCCGCACAATCCAATGGATGAATGCCTCTCGTGTCATGTACTGATTGGGGTTAATATCAATTTTGCGGGCCAGCTCGTTTTGCAGCCTAATATCCCCATCGTCGCTGTTCTGCATCAGATGAATGGTCATGCTGCCGATCAGCCGTGCAATTGTGTCCACTCCTGCGGCAATCTCTGGGTTATGGGCTAAGCTTGTATAGCCCTGACAGGCCAGTGTATCAAAGGCATCTGCAGAACACAGCCATGCGGCACTGCGTTTTTGCGGCTCCGCTCTCGCCTGCGGCTTTTTCCTTCTACTCTTGGCCAAACCAGTCCCTCGCTTTCTTAGACCGCTCCATGTTCTCCAAATATCGGATACAGGCGAACACAGAGGCGTCAAACAGATCAATGCGGTGCTCCGGTTGCACCTTGTCATATTGAATCATGTCATCCGTCTTTTCCACAGCGGACACATTTTCCACGCAGTATTCGTAGGCCTCACTGTGCAGGTAATACAGCGTCCCATTTTTTGCGCTGTTTTCGATATACCGGAATCCCTCAGATTTCTTGTAGTAGTATTGCGGTTGGTCAATTACTTTAAATCCCGCCTGCTTCATGCCAAGAAAATACTCCCGGCAAAATTTTCGATCATGTCCTATTTGCCTGATTTTGAACCCCCGCTTGCGCATATCTACAAACCAGTTGACCACATCGGCATGGTTGACGGTCGGGCTATTGCACAAAGTCAACCAGCCGTCATCGGCCCAGCCAAAGAGCGGGATGTTGTCTTGATCCGCTTTGATATGGGCGGCCACTACCGGAAAAAAGGCATGCGTAATGACAATATCTATATCTTTGTATCGCCCAAACAGTGCCGCCGCCGTCAGATCATGAAGCTTTGATAAGTCCGCCCCACCGTACCAGTCCACAGGCAGCTTCGCCAGCTGGTCAATGGTCCAGCTATACTGCACATCGGACTTGCGAAATTCGCCAATGTCAAAGTAAGCCTTCATGGCGTTGGTATAGACATTTAGGCTCTTGGCGAAGAAATCCTTGCGCTGCTGTGGGTCATTTTGTGCCTGCATAGCATCGTTCAAAATCTCCGCCGGGCGGATGGAAACTCCATAAGCCGGGTTTGCCATCTCGTGTACCTTTGGATCGGTGAAATCTATACTGCCGTCTTTTACCCCTTCGGGGGCACAGCACATGAAAATAAAGTATTGCTCATCTTGAATGGTTCTGTCTAAAATCTTGCGGCAGTATTTAAGCCGCTGCCCAAGAAATGCCTGCTCATTGTCTCCGGCAGTAGAAATGCCAATCAAAAGCTTATTGGTATAGGCTTTCATAGCCTCCTTAAACAGGTTGTACTGCTTTGGCTGTTTGAAGGCATGAATCTCATCACAGATAGCGATGTTGCAATTCAAGGAATCCTGTGCATCCGGGTTAGCCGCCAAAGCTCGAATATAGAAAGACCCATCCCCAAGATCCGCCTCCATGCTATGCTCATTGTTGTTGTCGATCATATGGACATGACCGCCGTCCTTTTGGTCCTCCCCCATGCGCTTGACGTTATAATCCAAGAAATTGAAGGACTCCAGCGTCTGCATAAGAGCTGCCGCGGCTATGTAGGTCTTTGATCCGCTTCTCCTATACCACAGGGACAGCGCCCATGCAAGTGCTGCCGCAAAAGAGGTCTTTATATTCTTTCTTGGAATGAAGATCAGCGCCTCGTGGAAGCGGACTGTGTTTGTACCCGCCAGCTTGAATCCTACAAGATTGTAGATAATGAATTTGTGAAAAGGCTCCAGCAGAAATGGGGTTCCTCTTAGCGGAGTCCCATCCAGCTTCTCGCCTTGCTGGTGACAGAGGGTTTTCTCGATGATCCCGATGCAGAACTCCGGGGCTTTCGGGTCCATCTCGTACCACGGGTTTTCCAAATCTCTGAAAAATCGTTCAACAGCCTGTTTTAATTCCTCACATGCGATCTTGCTTCCGTCCCGTATGCTTTCGGCGTACTCAAGAACCGTTCCCCAGTTCTTAGCTTTCGATAGACTGGATGGCAGAGGCAAGTCCGCTCACCTTCTCTTTCTTTGGTGCATCGCCTGTCATCTTCTTGTAGCTACTTGGGGTCATTCCCAACTCCCGCCAGTACGCCAAAGCGGATTTATTGAGGTCGTCCCATAGCACCAACAACGGATTTTTTACCGTATTGGTCGCGCCCCCTTTGTTGGTGTATTCACGCACTGGATGCCTGCCATCCACCATGTATTCAAGATACACAGCATCCCGCTGTTCCAAAATGTCAGCAAGCGTAGAAACCACAGAATCATATGCAGTTTCCTTCTGTCCCAGCGCTTTGAGCTGCTGCTTTATCAGGTTTTTCCACTGTTTTGCTGTCATATACGTTCCCTTTTCTCAAAAATAGCTTCAGAGT